CGCTATCCATCCAGCTGCTAACCAACCTATCACAGGTATCTGAGATACAGTGGGAGCAGCCTTAGTACCGATTGATGTACCTATCAATCTGCCGGTAGATTCTCCAGCTCCTTCAGTTTTTATACAAGCAATAAGCTTATCAGTTAATTTATTTTCTGTATCTTGTGAACCTATTTGATTTAAAGCTGTAGTTTCTTGGTAAAGATTTATTCTTTCTTCTTTACCACCAAACAACCCTTTAGGTGTAACCTTATTAGTATGCGTAGTTAATACCTTGGGATCATTTGACCTATAGGTAATCCTATATCCACTTTCATTAGCGAATACATCATATGAGGTATAAGGACCAACTGGTAAATTTACTACGGGAAACTTATTTCTCGTAAGCACATTTGTGATTAAACCGACGTTGGACAAACCTAAGAGGGAAACCAGTATTATGGTTCCCCATCTACATTCAGGTCTTCGATACATTATCTTTATCAGAGGCTTCTGTCACAATTTTAATAGGAGCCTGTTCAATACGCAATGTCTGGGTTGGAACCGTTTGAGCTGCTTTTTCAATAAGTTTCTCAAAATCAGCTTTATTGAAAGTTGGCTGTGGGTTTTTGTCTACCTTCATGGTCCCATCTCCTCGTTTACGTGCCGCATCTATGCCGAAAGAACTAAGACATCCAGTTAGAATCGAAGCCGGGAACGTTATATCCTTGGGTTCATTTGCATAACCAGGAATAGAGATGTAGTTTAAACTGACGATAAATCCACTCCAAGCTACTACCACAAGTCTTACTACGACTGAGATAAAGGCTAATTGTTCCTCTTTATCATCTATATTTTCTTTGATCTTTTGAAAGACATTTTTCTTTTTAAGATCGTCTTGTTTTTTATCGTTTTGCATTTATTTTTTTGTAATTGGGTAACCTAGTCCTTTTTTAACAACATTAAGAGCCACATTATCAAGATTTGTTTCTGTAGACTCCACTAGTTTTTCTAGTATTTCTATAACTAATTTCTTCACTGATTCTGAAGTAGCGAATCTGATTAGTATAGGACGTATTAAAGTGATCATTTTGTATATGATTGTTATCAGTATTCTAAGTCCTTTTCTTATAAAAGAAAAATGATTTATGCTCTTCGGATATTACCCAAGGTATATTTTCATGTTTCTCAAACCATTTTGTATATATCCGAAATAGTTGATCCGCATTTACCCCTTCACATCTAAGTGTCAAAGCATCTCCTTCAGGTATCTCTTTCATCCATTGTTTAATTACGTTTACTGCTATCCAGAATGTTTTATAGTTTCTTTTCTTTGGTGGTATCGTATTTAATTTCATGACATTTTTTCTTCTATGCTTACGCTTCATCCAATCATTTAAAGCCCTAGTGCTCTTAGAAACAGCCATACCTGTTATCCATATGTATCCGAATTCAAATTTATGAGGAATACCTACTAATTTAAAAACCTCGCCTGTTTGTAACTTAGTTGTTAGAATTTTTGACTTCCTTTTTACTTTAAATGTCATAAAATTTACATTGTGTTAGATAAGGGAACTTTTCACATTCTTCTTTAAACTTTGTTGTTAAATTACTTTTTTGTTTACAATTAGTTTTTTGTTCCTGTATGAACAAATTATAGAGCTTTTTTGGATTCATTTTACTGTGTAGTTGTATATTCTGCTAGGAAGGCAGGGAATGGCTCTTCTGGTTGTCTTTCTCTACGCCATGCTGTTGTCCACTCTGTTAAGGAGTGATCATGTGTATCATCTCCGGTGAAATTAGCTGTTGTGTCGCAGATAATACTATCTTGATCGGTTGTATCTTCATAGATAATTCGAGAGAAATCCTCCGTGAGTAATACTGGGAATGGATCTGAAATTTCTATTACTATACCTACAGAATAGTCCACAGGTTCATTTCTGACACTAGATATACAGATTAAATATTCGCCTATTGGTAAAGCAAAAAATCTATCATCTCCTCTATCTAGTCTTCTTGGATCAAAGGTATTATAAAAATCTGATTGAGCTGCATTTACATGTCCTCGGTAAGGATATTGTCTAGAACCATCTGTAGTGCTTATTTGATCAATACTATCTCTTTGGAATATAGCTCTGCCTTGTATTGGGTTTTTATTTAAATCGTATGCTGAAATATTAATGAATTTAGGTTTCACAGAACCATTTGCGATAATTATCCAACCTTGAGTTTCGAGTTTTATTTTAAACCAATGATTAAAAGTATCACTACCATAACCTCCACTATTAAGCCTTCTTGTTTTATTTAAACTACCGTTCAACAAACGGATAGAAGTTTGATTAAATGAACCTATTTGTAAGGGATCATTTGCTGTTCTTTGTCTTTGTGTTAATTGATTACGAGCCACTCTACTTCTATGTACCTACCCTTCATCATAATCTGGGGCAACCCCAACTAATTCTGGATGTGTAATGGTTGCCTTATATTTTTCAGTTATGATCTCTTGTTCACGATTTAAAGAGATAGCTTTAGCCATTCTCATTAATTTTTCTGCATCAAAATCAATATGAAAAGGTTGTACTTGAGTTGGTAGATGTCCTTTATTCCAGTTAGAAACCATGTGTAAAGGATTACCACAGAAAGAATTCCCACAAACACGAGTTACACTGAGCGAACCTACATCTCCCCAGGCACATTGATAGATGGCCTTATGAGCATTAACGTTTTCAGATTTTTGTTTACTATAGAAAGTTCTGTATGAGGGAAAACATACTCTCTTTGGGTTCTTAGAGCCTTTTAAATTTATATCCCAACATTCATTTATTTCTTTTATATCTATTTTTTTCCATAATTTATAATATTTATTCTTATAGTCGTTATGTAGATAGTTTAAATCAAAGCCACATATATTACTTTTAATCTTTATTGCACAGTGATAGCACCAATGATTATTTTTTTCCCTAATTTCATGTCCATGGGGGCAGGGATATCCACGATAATATCCCTGTCGATTTAATTCCTCATCAGAAACTTGGTCTACGTTTCTTATATATTTGAAATTAATACTTTCTAGATTACTTATAATATTTGCCATTAGATTTTAAACCCTGAAGCCAATAGTTTTTTAGTGGGAGGTATTCTGTAAGTTTCTATCAAAGGTGTTCTGTTGTCTTTGGCTTTTCCTAAATGTTGAACGCTGTGCTCATCAGGGCATTTATACGTTCTTAAATAATAAACAATACGATGAACCATGTACACTTCGTTATCAACGGAGACCATATAATAACCAGTAGTTGTATTTAATTTACCTACCGGATCACCTGGTTTATTCTTTGCCTTATTTACCTTCCAAATTAAACCATTAGGACATGAATCTGATAGTTCAAATAGTTCATTAAGACGCCAAATTGGAGGCATTGGTTTATAATTACGTGACATAAAACTAAGAATGAAATAAATTTCTTTTTGATTTTAACGTAAATAACATTTTGTCAATAGTGTAATGTTTATTCTCTGTTTTTAGCTGTCTTATGAGTCTATTAATAGAACGTACATTTTGTTCTAATATGTAATTTAGTTCACGACGAAAGTAAAAAGAATTCATTCTATGTTTTAGTAAAAAAAGTATCACAAAAAAAATCTCCCCTAACTAGTGATAGCAAGGGGAGTGGTACTTCCTTTAAATGAACCTATGACCGAGGGAAACCCAAATCCCTCCTACTCATGATACCTCTCTTCCATAGTCATCTTCAACTCTTTCGATATCTTCTTCATACAATTCTTTACCATGTTGTAATTCCATGATATATAAATCTCCCTTGAGTGCTTTTGCACGATGTAATGTACATTCAGGGATAGTAAATGTCTGTTTTGGATGTGCTAAATGCCATGCATCATTACAAAATACTGATCCAGATCCAGCTGCAATAGTCCATACTTCAGATCTCCAATGATGTCTTTGTAAACTTATGCGTTTTCCTTCATGAATACATAACATTTTTGTCTTGAAATTATCACCTATATAGAAATTTTGATACCATCCCCAAGGTTTTTGTACTTTCTCGTATTCTGTATCTTTAGATTGTTTTAATGATTGTTCGTTTTTACATTTAGGACAATCACAATATTCTGTACATTCACGTTTTTCAAGCATTTTAATTTCCTCTAAAACTTTAGAATAAAGCACATCATGCCATGGTTCATGAACTTTGCTACCTAAAGTTCCATTAAGAGGTCCTCTATAAGCTCTGATTAGCTGTAATTGATGTTTTAGCATTTGTAATTCTCTCATATCTAATATCATCTAACTGCACCAACTTGTCTTGCTTTTCTTTTGCTTTTACCAGGTTTTATTTTTTCTTTGTTTTCTACAACAGAATGATCTACACCATTCAGAGCATCTTGAAAGACCCCACCAAATTGTGAAGCTATGTTTTTCCAGTGAAATTGAGGATCCGTAGCTCTTATGTAACAGAGTTCTGCTGTTGCTTCGAGTTTTTTTCTATCTTCATACAGTTCGTTAAGGATGCTTGCAAGGTGATTAGCATCTGGGCAAGGCATTTCCCGAGCAAAAGTGGTGTCGACATCAACATGATTACAATTTATAAGTTGTCCATAACCTTCAAATATCTCCTTACAAGAAGTGTGATTAGGAACTACTTGGGCAACTTTACAGGCTGCATGTTCAAAATTAACTAATCCCCAACCTTCTCCTTTACATGTATTCACACCAACATCACATACATTATATATAGTGTTAAGCATGTCGACCTCCACATTAGGAGGATCCTGAGTATTTGTGGTCATTATTATTCTCCCATTAGGATCTAATCCTTGCTTACGCATTTCCCGACTAAATAAGGGCATGATATCCCAACCTTGGTCTTTTAATCCCATGTGTAGATACAGCCTAGTTTCTGGTTTACCTACTGCAAATTGAGCAAAAGCATCACAAGTTATATCTAATCTTTTTCTAAATTGATTTCTATTACCGTTAAATACTATAAATAAATCTTCATCTAGCTTTAATTTTTTTCTAGCTTCTTTCTTGTCCATAGGATAGAACTGACCTTCGGTTACCCCATGAGGGATTACGGCTATAGGTTTATCTATACCAGCTTTTATAAATTCTCTAGCTCCAAATTCCGTATAAGATATTATTCCATCCCAATCATTAGCTGTATCTGCTAAACAACCTACCCAATTATAAGAATCCATAGGTACATAACCTACAAATTTAAATCGTTTATCTTTATGAAAATCTTGTATTTGTTTATATTGAGCATTTACGATCCACATATCATTAATAGTGAATATAATATCGGGTTCAATCTTAGCTACTATTTCTCTAATACGATCTTCTCCGAAAGGTGCGGTTTGGAAACGATTAGAGGAGGGATACATTGTATAAGTTTCCTGTAGTGGAGAGGGATCTCCCCACCAATTGTTTCCTAATACTGTTATATCAAAATCATCTTTAAGGAATGGTAATACGTTTTCTGTTACTCTTGCAAATCCTGTTTTAGCTACTATATCTCCGATCCATAAAAGTTTAGGTTTTTTAATCATTTAAGAGGTGTATTCTTCCTTAAATATACACAATTTTGGAGTACGATCCAAGGTTCTTTCCAAACGAGATTTAGCTCCTAATACTGTAAACAAATGATCGGCAATCCCCTGTGGTCTACAGAAGTCTCCACATGTATAAAAATCTATCGCACAATAATTATGTTCTGGCCAAGTATGTATTGAAGCATGCGATTCTGCCAACAGAGCTAATAAAGTAACTCCCTGAGGTTCAAATTTATTACCTATGATATTTAATACAGTTATATTACATATACATAAAGCATCTTCAAATATATATTTTAAATGTCCATAGTCATTTAATAAATCTGCCTCACATCCATAGAGGTCTAGTAGCAGGTGTTTTCCAGGTTGCATCAGGATGGCTGTCTTTATGTATTCAATATACTTCCATATTGCTCTACCCACGACTCTTTATTAAGTCCTACTTCAATGATTGAGGGATACTGCATAAATCTTTGGTCGGACATACGACAGGCTATGTTTACTACTCGGACTCCCCTTCGATCTTTCATCTTATAAACTTTTAGTCCTAATTGATGGACGCATACATCTATCAATAACGTTTCAAATCTACTTCTACCTAAGATATTACTGTTTGAAGCCCTAGAAAATTCACAATAACTTGCATATAACCATTTTTCAGAACCCATGTAGACATTAGAAGATCCAGCTGGAGCTGCTTTTGCCAGTCCTATTGGAGCAGATGCGTTCTCTTCAAATATTAAGCAATGTTCCATCCAGTCCATGATTTGATTGGATTTGAGTATTTGTTCTCTATGATGCTTAGCAAAGAAATTAACTTTTTGAGTTGTCTCCATAAGATACTCTCGCATCTCATCTGCAGTCATTTCTAATAACCAATTAACCAAACCAGGCAAGAGTCGAGCGAAATCCCCAAAAGGTCTTCCTTTGTCATCCATATCTATTAATGTTCTTTGCTCTGCTGCTTTACCAAGAAATGGTTTATCAAAAGGAATAGTCAATCTTCTTCTTGCAAGACCAGAGGTGGGATCAGTGGTCTGTATTGGTTCATTGGCTGTTATCATTACCAACCCATTAAATTTAAAAGGTTTTTGAGAACCAGATTGAAATTTTCTTTCATTACGTATTAAATCTCTTCCAGTAATAGCTTTAAGTACAGAGACTGAACCACCATATCTTTCTACATCATTGAACAATAGTAGTTTCTTCTTGTATAGGTTTGCAGTTTCAAATCTATTCTTTTCTAAATGCTCTAAGGAGGAGATCATAGCATTATCATCTCCAACTAAAGCATGTGCTAAGTTTGCATAAGTAGATTTACCTGATTTACCTGGCCCTACTATTTCAACAAATTTTTGTATATCCGAGTGGCTTAAGAGTACAGCTCTTAACCATGCACGAAGAACTTGAACTCTATCCCAGTTCCCATCCTGAGTTCTTTTAAGCCAATTAATAATTAGTTCACATCTAGAATCTGGAGAATAATTATACGGTAACTGCTGAGTAAGATACATATCCCTATTAAAGGGTAGTAATTCTTTAGTATGTACATTAAGAATCCCATTGGTAAACAGGAGATGGTCCTTACCTTCGTACCATTCATCAAATATTACCGATATTCTTAATTGTTCGACAATATCATTAACCAGATTCATGCTGTAACCACTTGGTAATAAGTGTTCTTTAACTAAATCCAGCCTGTGTTTAATTTCTCCTTTCATCTCTGTATCAGAAACACCTGACCATAGACCTTTATTTTTATATTGATATATGAAGAAACAGTCTTGATTCTGACTATATTTAAGATTTCCTTTATAAGTCTGTAAAAGGATTTGAGAAATTATATCTGAAGAGGGATTTTTAGGCCGTTGATCTCTCCCTCTAGGGGATAGAGGTGCTTGTGCCATTGTTAAAGGTGGTTTAGATATTAATTTTTTCTTATTATGTGTAGGCATAGGTGTTTCGTATGAAGATTTCAATTCGTTTGTTTGTCTATCTAACTCTTCTTCTGTTATTTCTTCTTGTCGCCAATCCTGAGATGGTTTCCAGCCATGCTCTTTTGCTATGTGTAAGAGAGAACCTAATGTTCTAGCTCCACCTTTATCAAATCCCAGCCATCTTTTTTGACATTCTCCTTTAAGGTATTTATCAGATTGTTTCGACCATTTATCCCATTCTTCCAGTAGAGAATTGTCTAAGGAATGTAGGGATTGTCCAATCGTTATCCAGATATCATAATCATCAGCAGCTTCTGGAGGCAAAGCCCACATAGCTTCTGTGGCTAATTTCATATCCCGCTCTAATCCTATTTTAGCGTTAACTGCAAAATTAGGACCTACAATGCGGCTAGTTACATAAGCGGGTTTTCCTTGCTTAATATTCTTGTTAATAATAGAATTTAGTAACCATTCAGGTAATTCCGGTAGTTTATCCACATATTCAAAACCTTGGTTATCAGCTGTGTAGTAACCTTCTGTTTCTGGGTGCAAACCCATCAATACCCCTTGATGTTTACTCCATAGTATTTCTAGCTTTTCTTTCGGAACGTTAGAGTGCCAAGTGTATTTATTACGTATGAAGTGTTTATGTTTATCCCTTTTTAGTTTATAAAGTTTTCTTTCTCTCCCTTTTTTTCCACTACAAATGGTCAATGTATCTGGTAATGCTTTGTCAAGAGGCATTTCGCAGATATCCTGTATAGTTTTATATACTGATTCACCATCTATATCTACCCATACCAATCCATAGGGATGATTATATACAGGACCGCCAATTAAACCGATAGCCTTACAATCACCTTCTGTTATTTCTAGTTCTATCTCGTCTTTACTAAGGGGGTTGTTTTGCCATCCTCTTATGTAAGGGTCTTTATTATTACCAAGAGGTGTTAACGGCCAATCAAAAGGTATATAAGAGAGGTTAAATTCCCCTGGTTTTAGAGGTTTTTTCTTTGGTTTAGTCATTGAATTTTTTTAAGATAAGTTGAATTTGGAAGTCAGGCTTAGCATAAAAGGATTCAATAGCTATGCCATATTTTTTTCCTTGAATCATATCATCGTTGGCTTTTATAGTCCTTATCTTTTTATACTCCATTTAGCTCATATCGGTAGTATTTATAATCTTATCTCTTCCTATTCAATAAGACAATGTAATATTTCTTGCAAAATATTAAGAATTAATTACGAAGATTCTTTAACCATTTAGCATTGAGACTCATCTCTCTGACTAGTTTTTTAGCTTTTATTCCTGTTTTTTTATGCTCTCTCTGTTTGAAATCTTTATCAAATTTAATTTTATATTTTTTTTCTATATTATCCAGTCTAGATTTTACTTTAGCTTCAGATAGTATCGTTTTAATCCAGTTAATTAAGTTGTTAAATTGCATCCGCATCATAAACATTACAGTTCTCGATTTGAGCATAATATTCTTCTACAATTTTATACCAATCTTTTCTGAAAGAATCTAATAATCTTCGTGATATTTTAAAGATTTGTGTTCTTTTTGGTGTTGAAACCAAGATAGCAGCCTGTTCTACTTTTAAGCCTAAAGTCTGTTCTATACCTATATCGTAAGCAGCTAATTGTTTACAACATTTTTTGAATTTCATATGTCCACCTATTAATTCTTTCCATAGTTGTGAACCTTTTTGCTGACTCTTTGGCCAGTAGCGACTATAAGGTCTGACACTTGTTTTTAAATCTGCCAGTGTGATTTTATTATTAGCGATACCTATTATGTCGGGAGCACCAGCCCATGCCCTACCTTCATCGTCATATCCCCAGACACGAGCTACATCATCAGATCCTAATGTAAATTTATATTTTTCCAACACAGGAGATTCTGCCCATACCACTTGACTGAACTGATCTAGTATCTTTGGCATACCTGCCCAGTAATCCTTGTATTCTTCCTGTATTACAGGGTTCTTATTTCCTTTCAAATATTGTTCCATCCCATAGTGTATGGCAGTTCCTCTTTCTGCTGCCTTTTCTTTTACTCCGGGATTGTTTTTTGCCCACATCTCGAGTTTCTTTTTATTTTGCTCAGATGCTGTTTCGGAGATCATTGTAGTAACCGAAGGAGCAGGTCCTGTAGCTAAAGGAGTCGTATAATGTCTTTTCCCGTTAAGTGTAATTCTGCATGGATTCTTATTAATTTGATCCAGAGATTTCACACCTAAATTATTAATTAGCATTAAAAACTTTAGCTGTTAATTATAATTTATCAGAAAAATTACAAAATATCTAATATTTTTTTGCCCTAATTTATAGTTTTTGTTATGTTTATAATAAGTGAAAAATATTTATGACTTTAAATAAAGTTCGCTTTTATTATGGGGAAAAGATTGGGGCTAAATTTAAAGGTTTTGCATACGATGATTATCCTCTACAGAGAGCCGATGCACATGAAAAAGATCTACAAGATCATTCAATAGATTATGTGAGGATTGAGTTATGAATACAGAAAGAATTAAACCTGTAAAAGAAATAAATAAGGACTGCACATTATCCATGCCTGACTGGTCTGTATATTATGCAGATGTAAAACCTTTATTAGGATTAAGAGAGATAGGTTTTACGAAAATCTTTGACTATTTAAAAACAATAGAAAACCCTGTAATCGTAGAGACAGGAACGGTTCGTGAAGAAAATAATTTTGAAGGAGATGGTTGTTCTACAGTTTTATTTGATCACTATATAGGTACTCAAGGAGGTACTTTAATCACCGTAGATATTGATCCTAAAGCATGTAAAGTAGCTGAGAGATTAACCACCTATGCAGAGGTGATACAGGGAGATTCAGTTGAGTTTTTAGCAACCTTAGAAGGTAAAGTTGATTTACTATATTTAGACTCCTTTAATATATACAATTGGTTAGACGATTGGAAAGCTTCTGCACATCATTTAAAAGAATTATTTGCTGCTAAAAATGTTATTAAAGAAGGAACATTAATAGTAGTTGATGATAATTTATATGTGCCAAAATCTGAAACAAGTAATGAAAAATGTGGCAAAGGAAGAATGATTCATGAACTAATGAAATCGATAGGAATACCGACATATGTAGATGGGTATCACATAGGCTGGATCTGGGAAGAAGCAGAATCATGACTACTTTAGTTGCTAATTTACCACCAGTAAAAGTCTGGGTAAGACGTGAATATCTAAGGGATTTACGAGATGGACATGGTGATTACACCTTAGGCTATTGGGTAACTTGTAAATCCATTTCAGGTAGAGCCTTATATTTTGAAACATATTTAACAGAGTACGGTGCTTTGTATGACAAGCTACCTATCAGTGCTTTTCTTTCATGGTGTCCCGATAGTCCTAATAAACCTGAAGCTCCTACACCTGATTTACCTTTGACTGATCTTCAATTCTGGAATGGATTTGATACTGGTCTTACTGTTATAGAAAAGAATTTAATATTTAATATGGATTTTGAAGTCATGACCAGAGACAATGGCATCATGAAAGGACAATATTTATTTACTATTGATAATTATCATCCACATAGGAATGAGCCTGACTTCTACTTCGCCGAATCTCCTGATGAACATAAATCTCATAACATAATTGAGTTAGATAATGGCCAGATAGGTGCTTATCCTAATAATCGTTGCCGCATGACGGATCTTTCATTAAGTAACCATGCTCTAAAAACACCTGATTTCAAGGTATCCACTAGGTACTTTAATGTAGAGCATGTACCGAAATGGGGGAGATTAGGGGAAGTTGATGATTATTTTTGGAAGACACCCAAAGAAACAAAAGTGGAGGATCTTGAGGAAATCACTCTTAAATCACCAACTATTATGCCCGGTATAGATGAAGATACTTATAAGGCTGTTATTGAAGAAGAAGAACTAAATAAAGAAGATATTTCGGATGATGATTGGGAAACTTTTAGAGGTATAGGACTTACAACTTAATATGCCTTGGGCTAAAGATAAAAATAGAATAAAAGAGAATCGTAGAAAATATATCGATTATAAAAAGAAAATAAGATGTGAACACTGCGGGGTCAGAGATCATAGAGTTATTGACTTTCATCATCTACGAGATAAACATACAGAAGTTTCGCAATTAATATACCAAGGATATGGGTGGACAACAATCATGAGTGAAATAGATAAGTGTATTCCTTTATGTAGTAACTGTCACCGCATACATCATTCCAACGAAGTTGCCTGAGATAGAATTAAAGAATCTAAGTTTAGAGAATAATGGCTCCAAGACAAGCCTATCAGGAAATTGCATCTAGTAATAATCCATTCAGTATATTAGGTCCGGCATTTAGTGCCATACAACAGAGAACTCCTTACATCGATGACGGAATCGAAGCTGGGCAAGAATTTTTATTAAATTTCCTAAAAGGTGATAGGAATGATCAAGCTAAGTCTACAATTAATCCTACAGTCAATCCTGTTGATGCTGCAGTAATATCTATTAATCAGCCAGGTTTTTTACAAAGAGCTTACGATACAGGAAAATCAGCCATAAATAAGATCAACCAAGCCGGTTTTAATATAGACACTTCAGGCATAGGATATGAAAAACAATTTAATCTAACTCCTAGTGGAAGTGTTTACGGAGAGGTATTTGCCAATCAGCCATATACAGGTCAATTTAATTATGGAGGATCTTTAAATATCAATATGCCCTTAGGAAGACGTTAATTTATCCTGTGTTTTTTTAGTTTTAAAAATAATTTTTTGAGCTGTTGTTCTATCCATACATAACTCAGCTCTTACCTGTAGCTTGTTTAACTTCTTATGTTGTTTATCCACTAGCTATATCCTCAGTTCTCCAAGTGGTAGTTACTAAATTTAGTTCAACCTCATAACGTTCATCTGGTATCACATGGCCATCAGCTATTATCCGGTTGGCAACCGTCCATAGCTTTGCCTTTTCTTCATCAGAAAGAAATAAATTTAAATTAACTGTCATCATAGTAGATACTAATTTAATAAACCTAATGAGTTAGCTGTAACTCCAACTACAATAAAGAACATGAATTCTAATAGTGCGTGAGTTGATATGGGTATGTTTAACATTTTTGTTATTAATTTATTGTTCATGCTTTCCTCAACGTAGCTTTTATCATCCAAGCAGATTTAAAACAATCTCCGCATAATTCTGCCATATAATTTTCTATATCTATAGCCTTTTGTTTTTTGGCTGTAGCCTGTACTTTTTTACACATGATACCTAAGTTTTCTAAATTCTTATAGTATCCCATGAGCATTTCACTGGCATCATAGCTCTTAACATGATCAAACTTAGGAGTGGCATCCATCAGCCCTTCATGACACATAGGTAACAAATAATCCATTGAACGTATCAATTCTCCTACTTCATCGAATTGTTTGAGATGTAATTCGTATTGTTTCTTCAAAAACTTATGAACGGGCAAGAAATTTCCAGCTTCATAGTTAAGATGAATTAGATGTGCTTGTGTTTGCAACTCATGAAGATACCCCGCTACTCCCGTCAACGTCTTGATAAAAGTCCCTATCTCATCTTTAGAAGAAGAGGTCTTATTTTTAGGAGTTTGTTCCTTCGTTTCAGGTTGTTGGTTATTCTCCTGATTCGCCGTCGTTGGAATCTGATTCTGGAAGGGGGCTGGTGTAAACATTAGCTTCTTGTTCTTTTACCTTGTTTTCTTCATATAGTCTAACTGCTTCTAGCCTTTCAAAAAACTGTTCCCGAACTATGAGAGCAGCTTCCTCTTTAAATTCTTGCCATAAACCTGTATAAAATCCATGCATTTCATGCTCAGGATTATTTCTACCATAGGAATGATATAAATGTCTCATGAATGCAGCTCTCTTATCTTGTTCAATAAGATCTTCTCTGATTCTTGATCTCTCTTCAAGAGTAAGATTTTTTGTAGTTAGTTTCACCTCTTCAGTCATCATGGTCCCATGGATCAGTTAAATTTTCTTTAGCCGGACCGAAAGCTAGATAGATTCCGTATCCAGTCACAAATGTTAGTAACATTAATATAATAGCCACTAATTGTCCTTGTGGGGGTAATCCGAGATAATGTCCGTGAGGTATTAAAGGCTGTTTTTCCCATGTACCTGGAAGAAGATAAACCGATGGTTTAGATAAAAAATAGTTGATAAGAGTCATCTAAGTGTTTTTAATTCTTGACAAAGTTGAGTCCATGCACCTGATGGTGCTTTATCTAATTCTTTCATAGAGCTGTCTCTGAAGATAAGAAGTAGGTTATGATTATCTTCCTGATATTCATATAAAGAACCTATATATTCACATAATAAAGGACTTATTTTTAAATGCAAAGCTAAATGAAAAGCTATGACATTAAACAACAAGGTTAAACTCCGGCAATTGGTAGTGACCAATCTAAAACATCAAGTGATTTACTATTTATAGAATCCTTGGTATCTAAATTTCCGATAGTAGGTAATGACCAGTCTAAGAAATCTAAAGTTAGAACTTGAGCCTTAGTAGGTAAACCTCCTCCAGCAGCGGCACCACCCTTCCAATCACTATTTACCTTTATATTAAATTCACTTCCTGTTTTCCATGTTCCACTGACATTTACATAATAAGCATTTGCTTGTTTCCATGCTCCGCCTACTTTTACATATATTTCGTTTGACATCAGGGATTCTCTTCTGTTGGGTTTAGAGCATTAGCCAGCTTTTCATCATTGGCTTCTTGTATAGCTATGCCTTCTAACATCACATTTACCATCGTATCAATATCATCTTGTGTTGTATCTGAAGTCCCTTTAAAGACTTGTACTAATGTGTCATTGACCTGCACGTAGAATAATCTTTTATTATCCGCTAAATCTATAGTTGCGTTTATGGTATAAGTCATTATGCTTGTGCTACCTCCAGATCATCAAAATATGCATAACTTGAAGTACTTGAAGTACTGTTTACCTGCAATTTTATAGAGACAGGTCCAGCTGTTGAGGGTGTGAATGTTAATTCTATTTTAGTCCATGTGTTAACACTTGAACTAGAATTATCAGCTTCCACGTCACTGTTAATACCTAAATCGGTGTTCTTTGGGATTATTAATTTATTTACTTTATCTGTTGCTGTTCTGTATGTCCAAACACCTATCGTAACCTGAGAACTAGCAGCACAAATTATTTTCCCTGGTATGAAAGATAAAGTTGTATTAGATGCATTTGTAAATACAAACTTTACTGAAAAACCACTTGCTGTATGTCTTACCGATGTTTCTGGATTAATTTCACCGTTATAAAATACATTTTTATATTGACCTGCGTTATTATCATAATCTTTCATTAATAGTTGACCGCCATTGTCTCCGGTGTAATAGTTATCTATGTCAGGCGGCATTTGTAAACTTTTTGCTTTTACTACACCACCATAGTTATAAAATTTTGTATCAATCCTACCGTCCAGTATCGTGGTCTCGGAGTTGTTACTAATTTGCATACATCCATTTCTAGGTATGCTACGACCATATCTTTTACCAGTATTAGCTTGAGTAGGGTCGTTAAAAGTAGCTAAAGACTGAAAATTATTTATGGTTATTCTGGAACCACTAGTGGAGTAAAATCCCATACTACCGGGATCCGTTTGATAGACATTACCAAAACTTGCTCCTGTACTGCAGTTAACTGTGTAGGAAGAGAAATGATTACCTAGATATAATGTGTTAAATGTAATCGGGTGGGTTAAACTTTGAATGACTATGGCATTACTAGTTCCTTCAGCTCTTATAAGATCCCAAACCCATTCAGAGGTTAACTGATATAGTTGTAATCCATTTGTTTGAGCCTGTCCTGTGTACCAAGTAATTTTAAAATCCGTAGCGGTGGCATTAGCTTTTTGAGCAGATTGATTCAAATGTAGCCCCTGTTCTCTAAAACCATGCACGTAATCAAGTGATAATTTAGATATCTCTGTTGCATACTGTGCTGAAATAGATTGTCTTTTGAAATCAGTAAAACCACAATTTGTAAAACCCATTCCCACATTGTTTTCAATATCAATTCCCCTCGCAAAAGCATTAAGATATATGTTATCTATTAAAACGTAATTACTATTAATAGTCATAAATCGACCCTCCCCAGTACCTCTTAAGAAGGTTTTACCATTTTTAGAAGACATGGAAGTATCATCCCAACCTCCTGACATTATGATCTCATTTCCAGCAGTACCATTTCCAAAGTTTGCACTAAATATATTCTGACTGTCATATGAAGGGGGATTACTAGCATCACTATTAACTCCGGCTATTTCATATGGCTCTCTTTTATAAATTGTTGCATTATTGTTATCCGCAGAGAACCAACCACTAGCATGACCATAATATCCATAGTTCCCTTGCTCACCATAAGAGGTTCTTAGTTCAATAATTTCATCCCATATATTCTGAATGGAATACCAAACGGGATCTGCGGTTGTATTTAAACCAATTAAACTCTTGTGGGTTATACTATCTGCTGCGGAAGAGGCTTTACAGGCAATGATGTTAGAAATGTAATAGTTCCTGGTTGTACCTGTGGTATCTCTGTAAATTGCTATAGATTGTATGGAAGAGTTCAGATTAGTTCCGAGATCAACTACAACAGGAATCCAATAACTTGTAGAAGCGTATCTTGTATTAATTGGGATGGTATGAACAGAGGTATCACCATTAGTGTCAGTACATAAACGTATGCTGTCATGTGCTGTAGCAGATCGTCCACTGTAATTTCTTACCATGAATGAGATCTGTTGATAGCCTGATAAATCTAATGCACTAGGCAATTGAAAATGTGCAGCTTTTCCCGCTGAAATGCTGCTAGGCAGTTCAAACTTATCACTACCAGTGCCTAAAATCCAATCTACAGGTTGATTCCAATCACCACTTGTAAAAACACAAGAAGCGGTGGTTACTCCAGCAGCTGCGGTGAAGGCTGATCTTGCCGCATCTCTACATGCGATAGATTTAGTTAGACCAGTTGTGTTAAGGATTACAGAATTAGAGGACATTGCCCAATATCTTCTATTGGTAGTGCTAGTTTCATTAGCAGATGCAGTAAATCCTTTTAACTCAACTTTTCCACTTCCTGTCTGATTCCAGCTATCAGTGACACCTACTCTATATAATCCATTAAAATTTTTCCCTGCTGGATTTGTTGCATCTTGTCCAAAATGAATTACATCATCCTCTTCCCATCCTTTCCATTGACTGTTTGATGTTGCGACATAAGTGTCACCTTCAGTGGTACTTAAGTTCCAAGCATTAGAATTACTTAAATAGTTGTAATAAGGTTGGCATTTAGCATATTTTACTTTTCCTGTTCCTAGTGATGTGGGATCTGCAGTTTTTTTAATTCTTATCTCATCGTTTGGGGATAAACCGGCTAAGGCATTAAAATTATTTGCTCTATTAGCAAAAGAAGTACCATTTCCTGTACCCGCAGAACCTTCAAAATCTATATAATAAATAGCCATAATTTAAGCAGTGTATTTTATCCAGACATCCCCATCACTTCCACCAGAAGGTGCGGATGTGGATGCTGTAATTTTTCTTATGCCGTTAGCAGAAGAAGCAGCACTCGTTGCTGTAATTGTACCACCGACAGTTAGGTTTGTCCCATCAAAAGTTAGGTTACTTGATCCACCAAAACTTCCTGAGTTATTGAACTGAACTTGTGTATTGGAACCTCCTGGAGAGCCACCTCCTCCTCCCGCATTTGCATCTACATACGCTTTAATTGATTGCTGTGTAGCAAGCTGTGTGGCACTGTTGCTTGCCATATTATCTTCATCTAATATTGCCGAACCTGAAACACCAGTATTTAACACAGCAGATGTCAATGTTTTATTGGTTAAAGTTTGGGTCTCTGTTGTTCCTACAAGACTTTGATTACCTGCGGCACCTGGAAGAGTTAAAGTAACATTACCAGAAA